CCTGTCACCTTACTGTCTTTAAATCTTAATTTTAATTCTTTTTTTGCTTCTTCTAATGTTAAATTTTTCAATGCATAAACAAATGTCTTTTTGCCATCTATAGATAAATTATACTTTTTGTATATACTTTCTTCTGTCATTTCTTTTTCCTCTTTTTCTTTTCAAGTTTCTTACAAGCCTTTTCATATTCTTCTCTATAATATTTTGTAGTCCAGCCATCATTATGACCACTATTCATTTCTAGATAACATATATCTCGCCATTCTTCTGTTGTATATTTCATGCTTCAATGTATACCTCATAAATGTTTAAATACCAATCTGTAAAAAAATGATAGTGTAAAATACCTATCAACATTATTGTTGAACCTACAATATTAACCACTATCAATGACCAATCATTCCATAATATACCTACTATCAACCAACCTGTAATACCTATAAATTGAAAATACATATTATATGGGTATAGATTCATCGCTGTTGTAACTGCACCGAATATCAATACGATACTTGCAAACCATTTTATATACCAATCTAATCCCATAGATATTTTTTCATGTACCATTTTTGAAACTCCGGGTCTTTTTGAAATTCTTCATGCAATTCACTTGCCTCTACTTGACCACTTCTGATACAGTCAGCAAGTAATTGCCACTTTTCTTCTTTTGTATATACCACTTCTTTGCCATCTATGTCTGTAATAATTCTATCTTCTGTCATAGCACACCTACCAATGTTGCAAATATTAATACTGTTAAAAGTATAATGTTAAATACATCTAAATCCATTATGCAAATACCTCTCTTAATATTATTTTTGTTTCTGTTTGATTAAATCTTAAAAACGGTTTAAACTTCTGTGCTTTTTTATAAAAATCAGGCCATACTATTTTATCTTTTATGTTTTTGTTCCAGTCTTTCATAAAATCTAAATGATAATCCATAACTAATAATGTCTCAATAGATATCTTCTTACCTATAGCAAGTTTTAAAAGTCTAGGATGTTGACCATCATCTACTCTAAAAACACTTTGATGAGAAGCTATTTTTGCAATCTCATTTATCTCTTGTTTTAACCAATAATTAAAACCCTCTTTACGCTTTTTATATTGCAAATATGTATCATGACTATCTCGTTCTAGTAGACTACCAGACCATGCCTTGTTTTTCTTTACAAAATTTGCAATCATAAAATCATCAATCTCATCTTGATTATACTTTACACTTAGTTTATGAAACATATACCTGTCGTTTCTTTTTGTAAATGTTTCTAACTTTGTATGCACCATGCCACTATGTTCTGTATAATCATACTTGTCTGTGGTAAAATGTAGTTTATACGCTAGATACTTTCTGTAAACTGCAAAACCATCATATGTCATAAAGGTAGTTTTCCTCCTTTCTCAATCAAATTAAGACCTTGTGCCTCTATTGTAATTTTTTCTTTTAGACTTTTAGAAATGTATCTGCCTACTTCTGCTGGGTCAATAGTATTTTCATCACAATAATGCAAGATGGCATCCATGTAAGACATGTCGCCATTGTTTCTTTTGATTTCTTCAATCTTTAAACTAAATTGTTTAGCATTCATAATATAAAAATCTTGGGGTGTATTTCTGTGTGCCGAGCATACACCAAGCTCCGGCACTTCTTAAAGTGGTAGAGTGCCTAAACTATTTAACCTCTTGTAATTGTGGATTAACTGTGTCATAAAAAGTCCTTATTGCATTTTGCAATTCTTCTTCATAATCTTTCGGTTCTTTCACAAATGCTTTCATTGAACCATCTTCAGCAGCCATCAAGACTACTATTTGTTCTATTGGTTCATTAAATGTTTCGTTGTACATAATTGAATATGCTGTACATTGTAGGAAATAGTTTTCTACCCACTCCTCGATTCTTTCTTTATTTGCTGTTTTAAAATCAATAACTGATAGTTTACCATTGTATTCTGCAACACAATCTACTTGACCTGCAAGTGTCAAGTTTTTACTATACATAATTTCTTCTACTAATCTAATGTTATTAATTTGGTCTAGATAGGGTTTCATTAATTTAAATAACCCTAATGGTAACACATCACGAATGGATGGTGTCTCGTTCTTCATATATTGCTCTACTAATGTGTGTAGAGATTTACCTCTGTTTGCACATCTTCGCATTTCCCAATTGGCAACATCTTCACCAATTGACTTACGCCATTTTTTAAGTCCTTCAGTTTTTCTCATGCTCAATACTGAAGTAACAGACGGATAGTTTACACCGTCTATATCATAAAATCTGTAATCACCGACTTTCTTACCTTTTGTTTTAGGTAATACTGTCTTATCAATATCTGTATGTATAAATTTCATATTTAATTCTCTATTATTTAATCTACCTATTATATAACAACCAGCAGAGAATGTCAATGCTGGTTGCTACTATTTAGTTATTTAGGATATACTGAAGGTGCCTTTACAGATGATTTTGTAAACTCTGGATAAGCATCCAGACCACATTCAGATACATCAACTCCTACTTCCTCATCATCATCAGATACTCTTACACCCCATGTTAGATGTATTGCATACCAAAATAATGAACTGACTACGAAAGTCCATAAGAAGATTACAACTATTCCGTATAACTGTGCTGATAGTGTTCCTGTAGTAAATACTACTGCAAGTAATCCCCATATACCTGCTGTTCCGTGTGCTGATATGGCACCTACAGGGTCATCTAACTTCATTCTATCTAAAGCGATGATTGAGAATACTACTAATAAACCACCAACTGCACCTATTATTGTTGCAAGTCCTGGTGTTGGTGCTAAAGGTTCTGCTGTTATTGAAACTAGACCTGCAATTGCACCATTAAGTGCCATTGTTAAGTCTGATTTACCGAATAATACTTTAGATACTAATAATGCACCCATAACGCCCCCAGCGGCAGCCAAGTTTGTGTTTACAAATATTTTCGATACTGCATTTGCCTCTGCAACATTTGATACTATTAATTCTGACCCACCATTGAATCCGAACCAACCTAACCATAGTATAAATGTACCTAGTGTTGCAAGTGGTAAGTTTGCCCCAGGCATAGCGTTTACTTTGCCGTCTACATATTTACCTTTTCTTGAACCTAGTACAATAACACCGGCAAGAGCCGCTGTCGCACCACATAAGTGAACTACACCTGAACCAGCAAAATCTAAAAATCCTGCCTCATCTAGGAATCCACCACCCCATTTCCAATAACCTTGAATAGGGTATATGAAACTGGTCATTATTACACAAAATAATAAAAACGGCCAAAGTTTCATTCGTTCTGCAACTGCACCTGATATAATCGAACATGCTGTTGCTACAAATACAACTTGAAAGAAGTGGTCTGCCATGTATGAATAATATACATCGCCACCACTAGCAAGTACTGCTTCTGTTGTATTATCTTCACCTAGAAAGAATAATAATTCACCTGAGTACATTATATTATATCCTATAATCATATAACATAAACATGCTATTGAGTATAGTGCTATATTTTTTGTAAGGATTTCTGTTGTGTTTTTAGCTCTGACAAGACCAGATTCAAGCATTGTGAACCCAGCGGCCATCCACATAACAAAAGCACCCATTACAAGAAAATATAGCGTGTCTAGAGCATACGATAACTCTACTACTGTATTTTCCATCATTTACCTCTTGTTTTTTAAGGTGAGCAATCTCACCATTGTTAATTATAGTCAGCAACCTGACTGTCTTATCATAATATAGTTTTCAAATCTTTTAACTTCTCGTTAATTTTAGCACTTTATCAATTTGTGCTTTTATAATAGGTGCCCTATTAGGCCAGTATATATAATCTTCTTCACTTTTTGCTAGATTATATAAGAAAGGCAATATCACTTTTTCTAATTCTTTAAATCTTGCCTTTGTTTGTTCATCTGTTATTTCTTTTGTAACAGTATCTTTTTCAGCAACTATCTGCATGACTTCGTTCATCATACTTTTTATAGATGATACATCAGACTTAACTTTTGCTAATTCTAAGTTAGTCTCTTTGTTCTCACCTACTACCACCTTTTCTTCTACTGGTTTTTGATTGACTGGTGTAAAACCATAATCTTGGTCTAAATCAAAACCTCGCATATAATCAGGTATATCTGCCATTACTTCTTCCTCTTGTTCATGTGTTTTTCAACAACTTGTTTGGTCTTTATATCTTTGATAGACTTGTTGCCATGTCTCTCTGCAAGTGCTGACCTAGGATGTGCTTCTGCGATTCTGGATAGATTTTCTTTCCATCCAGAATCACCTTTAATTCTTCCGACACCTGCAACTATATTTATACCTGTATGCACCTGTTCAACATCAGGATTATCTTTTAAATATTGTTCTTTTTCAGATATCTTTAAAAAGACATCTTCAACAACACCTGTAGTTTTATTGTGAAAGGTATAAGTAGGCATTAATTCATGTTCTCTAATGCTTTAGTAAATCTATTTGCATGAGACCTTTCTGCCTTTGCAAGAGTTTCAAACCAATCTGCAATTTCATCAAAACCTTCATCACGAGCAGTCTTTGCCATGCCTGGATACATGTCTGTATATTCATGTGTCTCGCCGACAATAGCTGCTTTTAAATTTGCTTTTGAATCACCGATAGGTTCACCTGTTGCTGGGTCACCACATTCTTTTTCTAGATATTCTAAATGACCATGTGCATGTCCTGTTTCACCTTCTGCTGTTGAGCGAAAAACAGCTGCCACATCATTTTCACCTTCTACATCTGCCTTAGCTGCAAAATATAGATATCTACGATTCGCTTGTGATTCACCAGCGAAAGCGTCTTTTAAACATTGTTCAGTTTTACTTCCTTTAAGTGCCATAATTTTCTCCTAATGTAAAATAATATGCCAGAATAATACTACGGCAGATACAAAAAGAAATGCCTTAACATAATCTGGTAAATCATCACATACTTTTTTAAATATTTCGTACATGACTATCCTCCTAAAGCTTCAGCATACCAGTCTGGCATTTTTGATGGTGCCTTCCAGGTAGCGAATCTTTGTTTTTTCATTATATAATATTTACGATAACTCGCAACTACATCACCGTCTACTTTACATTCATCTGGCATAGCAGGTGTAGGTAAAGTAGGTTTTTTATTTAAGGCGATATTTACAGGTGGGTTTCTAAGAACACGACCTAACTTAGTAATTGCTAAGTGGTCTATACCTTTATATCTTTTCTTAAATTCTTCATTAAGTGCCATCATATGTCTGTATAACCAGTTATAATTAAAAGCACTTTGCATTAACCATACAGTAGAAGGATGTTTTAACCACCCTGCCTTATATAGTAAATTTTCTTTGACATCATCATCTAGACGCCATCTTTTAATCTTACGACCATTCTTTGTTAAGTCTGTATATTCAACACCATCTAAAACTCTATGTGCTGTACATAGTAATTGTGCTGATTCTAGTATCATCTTGACAACATGTTTATCACATGCCATTTCGGCAGATACTTCAGGACTTTCGTGTAATGCAAATATATTCATAATAAACCTCCACTATAAGACACCATTATATGGTATTTTTAGTGATATGTCAAGCTTTTTATACATTATTTTTATACTTATCATTCGGGTCTTCTCGCCATGTATGTATCTGACTTAACTTCAATTTAATCTCATCTGGTGATAATGTAGCTTTTTCCTCATCTGTTAAGGATTCCATAAACTGTTCATATTCCCTTTCTTTCTTCCATATCTTTTTTTGTTTTGCAAGTATTTCAGCAACTGTCTCGTTAGCGTCTCCTTCAACAGTTTCAGGTTCTAGTCTCATTCTTCTTTCTTTTAGTGATATATTTGCTGATATCAACATGAGAACTGCAACAGGGTCAAATACAAATATTAATATAATGATAATGATTCGTACTGCCTTATCAAAATGATTTTCTGCTTCATCACCATAAATAAATTCTGCAACATATTTGATAGGTCCTAAATCTGCTTCTAGTTTTAATTGTTCTGTTCTTATACCTGCCTTTTTATCTGATAATTCATTTATTTTATTTAAACTTTCTTCTATTGTTTTTTCTAATAATAATCTTTCTTCTCTTTGATTATTTCTTTCTGCAATTGCCCTTTGTGAACTACTAGAAAAGAAACTAGTTTCTTCTGATTGAGTTTCAATCAAGTCATCCATTCTTGTTAATTGTTTTTGTGAACGCTCAATTGTCTTCTGTCTTTGTTCTATCTGTTCATCTAAAATTTCTACCTGTAATTTATTATTACTTTCAGGCACAACTTGGTCTAAATGTGCCTTTGATAAAAACCCAAATATACCTACTGAAGTTATAAAAATTAAAATAACAACAGCACTTGTTAAGTAATACTTGATTGACTTGGGTAATAATGGACTATGCCAATTATTATACAACCAACTTGCCATAACAAGTTTTGCAACTTCTAATGCCCCACCCATAGCGATAATCGCTGAAGTGGCACCTGCAAATAAAGCTGCCAACCCTATGATACTATAACCTGCGGCTATAATAGATAGAGATATACCTGATATCAATGTTAGATAAGTTAAAAACATCTAACTATTTATAATCGTTCTAAGTCTCTTATTATCTCAATAACTCTATCAGCGTAATCTGGTGTCTCACTATATCTATCCATAGTCTGTATTGCAACTCTAGGATTTATAGGTTTATCATTCATCAAGGCATAGTTTCTATACTTTCTAAATTTATAATATGCCTCATGTGTATTTAATAAACGGTAGTATTCTTTTACCGAATCACATTTATTTAAAAATACTCTATACATAACATCTTCATTTTCTTTTGCATGTCTATGAGGTACTTTGTTTGAAAATGCTTTTATACCAAATAAATTGTTTGAATCTTTTGCTAAATCTGATTCACCCCAGCCAGTTTCTAATACTGACTGTGCAACTATCATATTTCTAGGTATATGATTATTTCTTGTAATTGTTGATTCTATCTTGTCTATGCATTGATGTAGACTATCTACATATTGTTCTTGATTTGTATATTGAAAACTAGGGTCTGGAAAATCTCTTAATACATAATGATTAGGATTAAATGTGCCGATATAGTATATAACTAAAGTATAAAAGGCACCTGCAACTACTTGAAAAAATATGTTTATTATTTTATTTATTGTACTCATGTCTTTTGCCTTTTTTCATACTATATTTTTTATTTCTTTTAATATCAAAATTACAAACTAAACTTCTTCTCATGCCATTACCATTAAAAGGATAAACCACATGTTGCATATCATAAGGAAAAATATAAAAATCACCTACCTTGGGTGTTATTAAATGTGTAGGACAATTCCAAATACCGCCACAATTTCCTATTAATTCTGTTTTACCGTT